CAGTAGCGGTGATTGTTGTGCCAGTAATCGCATTAGGTGTGCTGCCACCGATGACGGTGTTGTTGATTGTTCCACCAAGCACACTAGCGGTATCAGCAATCAATGAATCGATGTTGGCGGTGCCGTCAATGTACAGATCTTTGAACTCAAACGTTGAGCTTCCAAGATCAATGTCGTTATCGACGACAGGAATAAACGCCCCATCGACAACACGGAGTTGCTCAGCCGCAGCACTACTAACGTTAACGAAAAGACTCAGTCGATTGTTTGTAGAATCAACAACGACTTTGTTACGAGCGTTAGTGTCAGAAATAAGAGGGATATAAGCACCCTCTGTTGCTGTGCCGTCGTGCTTATGTCCAGTAGCAACGACAAACGCATCGCGTAGAGTGTTGAATTCGTCATTCAACGGAGTTGCCCGAACAACCGCTGTCGGTACAATGCTAGCTGCTGATTGTCTTGAATATCCAGCCACCGTTTATCTCCTGTCGTTGTATGTGAAGTTCATCACTAAGCCCTGAATGTTGTGGCTCAGATTTGTGTCATTAGTGACGTATTTGAATGAAATGGAATATCCAGAGCCAGAGATGTTCGTTTTGACAACTGGTGACGGATTTCCATCGTATACAGCAGCGCTGTCATATATGGCAGTGTTGTAGAATGCCGCAGCATACTGTGTCGTTATAGCATAGTCTGGCGGATTAAAGACGTTTTGACTGTCATCAAAGTCGTATGATACAGCAAATACGATGTTGATTGATCCTTCAGAGCGAAGGAACGTCGTCACGTTGTAGAAGTTTTTACGAATTGTAGGATCTTCGAAGTAGTAGTAGGGTGTCTGATAGATGCTAAGAATGTTTCGCCCATCAAAACTACTGCCAGACTCTTGCTTGTAAACTTTTCCACTGGCATCGCCGTGTAGAATAATTTCGTCAGTGCCCAAAAGCCCACTAGCAGCAGCCGTAGCTGTCATGTCGAAAAGCTGAGCAAATTCAAGGTTAATTCCTTGATCGGTACGACGAAGACCGGCTAGTACGCCAAAGACGCTATCTGTTTGTGAAAAGAATCGGAATTGACTCTTTTTATTATACGGAACGCAATTAAACTTTTCGATGTCAAGATTTGAGCTTACGATTTCATCAATTAGCGAATTAACAGTGTTTTGAATCTGTTTTGAAAGGTTTTCAAGTTCAACGTCACCGATTCGCGCAGTACCGGCAATCGGACGAAAGCCGTCGTAGCTCAAGAACACCAGATTACCGGCAAACTCAATGACGCTGTCAGGGACGAGGCATCCCAGATTGTTGGTTACTTCTTGCGTCTGAAAATCGGCAATGCTTGTACCAGTAAGCTTCTTAATTGAGTTCTTGCCGAAGATGTACAACGTGTCTCGGAACGACTTAATCTGAACAATTGGAAAGCCTACGTTGATTACACCGGCTCCGGCAGCGGGACTGAAGTTGGTTTCGTCAAGCGGAGCAGAGAAATATAAATTGTACGGATTAGCGCTTTCGCCTGCCAAAAACAAATGGTTGGCAAATTGCGTTACATACTTTGGATTTGTAGGCGCAGTTGTTGCCGTGATCTGTGTATAGGTTGTACCATTGTAGGTGGCGGCAGGATTGACGCCATCGACGAGCACCATCTTGTCAGTGCCCCATGACAGATTTTCAAAACGTACTTTTTTTACCGTCGACATATTGACGGTACCGGGTGTTGTAATTGCAACCCAATCAGATGTTGATGTATTCCAACGATAGAAGTAAGCCGTGCCACTAATGGGTCGACGGCAAGCAAAAATACCGTTGTTTATGCCTTCGAATACATTGATGCCAAGTACACCACCTTGTCCCGGTACGGTGCCATACGAATTTGCATAGCCACTAATGCGTCGATAACCACCGGAAATCGACGGCTCATAGTTTATAAGCTGCAAGGCACTACCGGGATAGCGCTCTGCTTGGGTCAAAAGATCTTGATTGGTGTCAAGACCACCAAAACAACTAACCTTTAGCGCTTGAATCCGATCAGCCATTGAGCACTCTTGCCGACACAGCGGGTTTCAAAATCATTGTCGAAGCCATCGACACGGGATCATCCATCAATAGGCGACGCATGGTGCGAATGCCGTTATCAAACTTCTCTTTATGTATACCTGCGCTTTGTTCGTTGCTGCGGAACATCATCAAGAACATCATTCCGCCATCAATGACAACGCCTTTAAAACGATCAGGAATAACGCACACATCAGAAAAAAGAGACATTTCCGAAGGAAAGCTCCAATACTTATATTCGATTGTATACTCTTTATCGGGCGGAGGAGTAAGTCCAAACTTACTTTCTTGTGTCAGATAGACACGGCGCGGAGCTTCGCGTGCTGCTTCGCCGCCACTATCATCGCGACCACGATAGTGCCGCAGAAACTCAGTATACGGTAGCGGTTCTAGCTTTTGTGGAACGTTAGTCTGATCAACGAGTTGTCGAATGTAAAAACTATCCCAATCGACGCTAGAGCAATTGGCAGGAAAACTATACTCAGCTACGCCAATTGTTGTGGTTTGGGGCTGCGTTACCAACAGAAAGGGCCATTCCTGACCTTGATTAAGAAGTTCACGAACAGAGGCATTGATGGCGTCTTTCGCCAAAGCCTGAATGTTTCGTGCCGTCTCAAATGTCGTAGAGTCCATCTCCACTTCATTGATGCGACGCAGCAATTCGTTGGTGAGCGAAAGATAGGTTGCCATAGTATCCCTAGTTATACAACAGAAAAAGGCTCCGTAGAGCCTTTTCCTTAGCTTTAGTCTTTGTAAGACTTAGGCAAGCGTGTCACGATCAACAGAACCCGGGGTAGCCCAGTCTGCATTGACGTCAACCACCACGGCGAACACGCGACCAGAGATCGTGCCGGGAGAGCCGGAGATCGTGGTCACGACGTCGATGGTGTCAGCCGCAGCAACCAGACCGGCAGTGGTGCCAATCTTGATGGTGTTAGCAGCGGTGTTGTCGAAGTCGAGATCGTTAGCGAAGGTGGTCGTACCATCGGTGATATCCAGTGTATACGTGGTGATGTTAGGCACCGTCGTATAGTTTTGGAAGCCGACAGCCAACACCAGAGTGCCAGCGCCCACAGAGATACCTACAGCGGTGCCAGACGAGGCGGCAAGCGTCACGTCCTTTTCCACAACGTAGGCTTTATTTCGAAGAGATTGAACAGCAGCCATTATTTTTCCTTTGAAGAGTTAATGTATTCTATTGCCGATTGCAGAAGGTCAACATCGTCATTCAAGTAACCGATACCGAAATTACATTTTGCACAGAGAAGTCCACGAACTTTTTTGGTGTCATGGCAGTGATCGATAAACAATTTTCCACTTTCAATTCTTTCAGAATTTGGAGAATTGGATTTGCAGATCGCACACTTTCCTTCTTGTTTATCAAGCATTTCATAATATTGTTCAGCAGTAATCCCGTAGGTACGAACAATAAACGATTTCCACTTGATATGTTCTCGACAAGGTTTGCATTGTGATCTTAATGCCACTCCGCCTTTAGCCCTATCGTCTCGTTCCAGTTGAAACTCCGAAGCTAACTTAAAGACTCCACAGACACTACACTCTCTACCGTCTTTATAAGGATGGTCTTCGCGCAGTGTCAGTGGTGTCTTCATTCTGCTATTTTAGCACACTACGCGACGTTGTACTTGGCCCTGACGATAGCTTCCGGCCTCAGTAGCTTTCTACCGTAGACATGCATACCACGCACGATATCAGCAAAGCTGTCGGGATCGCGATAGGTTTCAGTCTTGGTGATCGTCTCAGCGGTAGCCACAGCAGACTCATGACCGGCAACGATGATGCCATAGTTGTCGTTCTGGTTAGCCGTACCCGCAGTGCCGGGGCCGGTGCCGATAGCCGGGAGGTTATTCGACACAAACACCTTGAAGCCGTGCAGGTTGCTCAGCACCAAACCGTTTTGCAGACCAGAGCCACCGAAGTCGCTGTTCAGCAGACGGCTGTCTTCGTCCTTCAGCATTTCCACGAAGATCGGGTCAACCACGAGGAAGCGACCATTGGAGTCAACGTTTTGTTGATCCAACAGACGAGCCATGCGGGAGATGATCATCAGCGGAGACACGCGATCTGTCGGCAGCGAAGTCGTACCCGGCAGACGAGGCGTCACAGGGATCGAATGCTCACCGGCAGAAGCCGTCGTGATGCTAGCGAACGAACCCTTCTTCAGCTTCATCGAAGCCAACAGTTCGTCGCTGTCAGCGGTAGACACAGCCTTGGTACCCGAAGCGGTGCTACGAGCAACGTTAGCATTGCCACCCAGAGTGGCTTGTTGGAAGCCAGTCATGTAGCCAAGCACGTCTTGGTCGTAGTTGTCCTTCAGACGATAGGCAGCGCGATCAGAAGCCATCGACATCCAGTTGACATGCGACTGAGAAGCCTCAATGTCGTCAACCTTGAACGCGAAGTAGGCAGACTTGTCGACCACCAGAGTGAAGTCGCTGTCGTCCAGATCCTGCGCGGTCACTTGCGTGCCACGAGCATAGTTCTTGACGGCGATTTCGGGTTCCTTGATGATCTTCACCGAGTCGCCCACATTGGCGATTTCGCCAAAGTAGTCGTTGTTGGTGATAGCTTCAGCAACAGAAGACTTACGGAAAGCAAGCTGAACTTGCTTGGAATAGATAACCGGCGACCAGTTACCGTTAGGAAGGTTGCCCCAACCCGGAGCAGAAGCAAATGCCATTTTAGTTTCTCCTATATTAGCATTTAAAACTGTCTTGGTTTTTACTCGGGCCTTGCACTCGGTAGGTGGTCAATGCTAATCGCTCTAGAGTTCGATTAGGATTGACGGCTACCTGCTTGGGTTATCGATGTAACACTTGACAGGAACAAAAAAAGAGCGTTGCCATTTCTGACAACGCCCCCGTTAGAACAGACTTTTCAGTCCGTGTCAAGTGTTATCGTGCATTTCCGGTAATATCGTACACAAATTTGCCAGAACGCATCGCCTTGACGATATCTTCTTGATTCTTCTCATATTCTTGAATCGACATCTTCTGCACTTGGCTTTCGTAAAAAACACCTTCCTGATCGCCAGTGGGATTCGGAGTAGAGCGACTACGAGTATTTACAGCCTGTGCAGCAGCTTTGTCGTTATCGTTGCTCTTATTCTTCTTTGAGATATTTCGATCTGATTTGTACAAGTCGATAGCGCGTGCTGCCGAGCGATAGTCGTCGTCATTCTCATACAAGGCATCCTGCACCCATTTCGGTTGCTCTTCAGCCCAGTCGTGGAAATCATCGCTGTCTTCGATTTTGTCAAAGTCAGGATGCAGCTTAAGCAATTCGACACGAGCCTTTTCGCGAGCCGTTTGCCGTTCCGTCTCATCCACCTTACGCATCCGCTCTTCAAGAGTCTTCTGCGTCTCCTTAGCCTTCTTCAGCGCAATGCTCTCAACAATGCGATAGACGTCAGGATACTGCTGCGCCCACGCATCGATGTCTTCATCGCGTGCAGGAAGCTTCATCTGCTTTTCAGCAGTTTGCTCAACAA